GGACACCGTCAACTGCTTCAACAAGCGTACCTTCGATAACATCTTCAGTTGTGGTTTCAACGGTAATATGCTGGCAAACTTCTTTACCGGTCTCCGTATCATACGCACTCTGATGTGTTTGTTCGATATTGGTTTCACGCAAAATTACAGCTGCAGTTTCCTCTTCAGCCTTTTCCTTTTTCTTGCAGGCTGCGGTCTCATCAGCTTCCTCAGAGATATCTTCAGTTACTTCTTCGACCTTTTCTTCTTCAGCCAGTTCAGGCTGAGCGGCTTCGGTTTCAACAACTTCAGCCTTGTTTTCGACTTCTGCCATTTCACTCTCGCCTCCTTTGGCTTCATCCGCTTTCTGTGCCACTAATTCAAGTGCCACAGCGTCTTCACAGGCGGGGTAGGTCACAATGGCTGTGCCTTCCAGATAATTGTTTTCAGACGCATCAATCAGGATCGTATTATCATCAAGCTCTTCATATTCTCCAACCGAAAGTTCAAAAGAAAACTTTAAAGCGCCTTCCGCAAATAATTCGGAGATTGCTTTGCTGAGTTTTCTGTTGCGTTTTGGAATTCTGGCATAGCCAACCAGTGCGCATCCGTTTTCAGTTGTATGTTTTTCAAACTTATAAAACGATCCAATTTGCGTTGAATGAAACTCGCCTGTTTTTTCATCATACAGATGACCAAGGCGATTATAGTTTCCGCCGATCAATGCTTTTTTATCAGCATAAAGCGGCAACCCAACATACCGCGTTTCATTACCTACGATTTCGTCGATGAAAGCTTCGGTAACTCTTGCTCCGTTGAGATTCGCCTCTGGAGCTTCGCAGATGCGAGCTTTTACAGTCATGAAAACATCAGACTGCTGGATTTCGGAGATGACAGAAGCAAAGACTAGTTTGCTCATATTAACTCTCCCTTTGCTTTGCGTTCAATGGGGGAAGACAAAGAGCGCAAGGCGAATCTATGAAAACGTTCAAAAGAACGAGTTCATCAAAAAAGTCCGGGACTTACACGCTAAGGAAGCCCGGACAACTATCAAGGTACGCGTTATAACACACTATAAAAAATTCAATTGTGTACAAGAGGCGCTGATAGTACTATAAAACAAATTCTGCTTATCGGCGCAGCAAACCGTTTGCAACGTCGCATTAAGGCGCGACAACCTGTAAATGCTCTCAATCTTATTTAAGGACGGATTGAAGCAACCGTCACATGTCGTCTAGCGATCCTTCCGGCGAAGACGGTTTAGGTTGTGCACTGCGAAGCGCCGCTTCAGGATCGCTTGTCCTTTCTGAATCATCTTTAGCAGGACGTCCGACATTATTTTGCTCATTTGTGATCAAAGTTTCTCTTGGAGCCAGAGTTTTATCTGATCCATCTTTACTTTCCTTTTCTCTGGCTTCCTTTTCTACCTCAAGCGAATATCCTTGGATATCCATCATATGCTTCGTAGAAACAACACCCTTTTCCCAGAGCTCAATGCATTTTTCACGTAAAGCCTTTTTGCCTTCCATCGAAAGAGGTTGGAAATGAAACTCAGGAGGCTCGCTTAGATTGTACGTTCCGGGAATTTCTTCCGCAAGACGTGCATTGATTTTTGTCATCATATCGCAGAACTCATCGCGCACTGCGTTGATTCTCGCTTCAGCTGTTTCCATTGAAACCTGAGCTGAAGCAAAAGTAGACCCGTCTTCAACCAGACCCGACACCAAGACGCCGCTGATTCCGCCTGCAGAAAGAATATCGTTATTCACACCCTTATACTTATCCCACTGGAAAAGATCGTCCATATCAAACTGGATAGGTGTTGCTTTCGCCAAATGATTGGTTACTGCAAGGGGTGTCCCGCTCATCGCGTTTACAAAGATCTTCCTGACCTTTGTTAACTGTATTTCATCAGGAAGAATATCATTCGTCTTTCCGCTTTCGCCGTACTGAACATGAACAAAACTTCTTTTGCCAATGTTCAGCATTGCGTCCTCGTAACTTGAAATCAATTCTTTCTTCGCTAAAGCGCGAAGGCACGAAGCAATAAACGGAATTGCATATCTTTGCCAAGTTTCTTTTGACGTTTGCAGAACAAATGTGTTCTGAGGATTAAGTTGAGCATACTGTTGATTGTTTTTTACAGCTTTCTGGATTTCTTCAGGATAGCCTTTCAGGATATAATCAACATTACTGTCCTTGGCATATTTTTCATCAACGGAGTATGTCTTGGTTTGGATTTCGTTGATTATACTCTGGCAGTCAAAGTCAACAATAGGCGTTCCGTTAAAAGTTGTATTACCGATTCTCCACTTGTTTACAGGAAGCGTAATCAAGTCGCCTTTATGTAAATAACAGCAGACATTGCTGTATTTCCAGAGTTCAAGCATAATTGCGTCAATTTTTTCCCGTAGGCGCATACGCTTATATTGCTCTTCGTATAATGCATATGTTTTCTTTTTAGAACCTGTCAGGTACCAATCTGAACAGGTTGAAAATGGAACATACACATGTTTAATAATACCATGAACAATTGGGTCCGCATCGGTATAGTAATCCGATAACTGATAAAAACTCTGGATATTGTCCTGCTTGTTCCGAAGAAGGCTGACATAATCATAATCAGACAATTCTCCGGAAAAAGTAAAGTTGGAATTTGAAAAAGACTGAATCGTTGTTTGATCTTTATCTTTATCGACTCCAACGGTGATTATTCTGCCCTGAGGCTGAACAACCACAGTTTCGTTCCTGCCAAGTATTTGGCTCCAAAAACCCATTGGGACTCAGCCCCTTTCTTAAAATCTGCCAAATCCTTTGGCGATGTTTCTGGAAATTTTATCATCAAAGCCGCCGGTAATTCCAATACATACCGGACCCTTCTGATAGTTTTTAACGTTTTGTTTTTCTATTTCGGATATGTAGTCGTTTGCCATTGCCAATGCGGAATATCTGTCCTTATGCTGTGTTGCTTTTGGAACATCATATGTTTTATTGCCGGAGGAAGAAGTCTTCTCGACAATATTGCCCATTTCCATCTGCATTGCGTCAGCTTCAAGGAATACCGCCATTTCTTCTTTAGAAAGCCGTTTTGATTCGTCTTCGATTTCAAGCTGCTTAGAACGCATAATTCTTTCCTGAACAGGAAATTCAATTTTATGTTTTTCAATAGCCACACGAAGATTAGTGTAAATTCTTTGGTTCAGATTGTTTACCGCCCTGAAAGGATGCAATGCCTGTTCTGCTTCGGGGTTTACCAGCGGCATATCATCCACGACCAGCGGAGGATATTCCTTTCCGGAATTAACATCAATCCATTCACGGTCAAAGAATCTGTCAAAACTGTCTCCAATACCTCTGGCATCGTAAATAATTTTTTCCGTATTCGGAAACCGGACATGGTAATACTCACGGACAACCTGAGCCAAAAAGTCTAATGGCTCGCCGTTGAAAGTTCGGATGTTTACAACCTTACGGTTAAACGTTCCATCTGATGCTTCCGTAAACTTTTCTGTCACAAGACATGAATTATCTGATCCTTTAGCTCTTGACGTAGCTATATCCAGACATAAAACGTACCTCGACTTTGAGTTTTTAGGCTGATATAACTCAACCTGTTCCAACGTCCGGCACTTTGAAGTCAGATCAAAAGGCAATGCAGAGTTTGCATCCGATCCAATAAATTTTGAACCGTATTCGATCTGAAACGTTTCGTCCGGCATTTTTTCTTTTTCTTTTAAAAAGAATTCCATATCCGTGATGCCGTTTGCAGCTGCCGCGTTATAGTCTAAAGCACAGGCAAACGATCCTGTGTCTCCTTTAGCCATATTTCTTAAGACACGCATAAAGTCATCGTAGAAAGTATTGGCTTTGGCACAGGCAGAAGTAGTACATACCGTCTTTGACGGGTAATCCGCAAAGTTAAAGTTAAACGAGATATCTCTGCGATAGTTCTTGCACGGGCCGATAATCGCATCCTGTTCCTCTTGGGGAATTAACGCTGTTTCATCCAGAACAAGAATTTTTGCACGATTGCCTCTCATGGAATCAATAGAAAATGATTCAATATATGAACCGTTTTTAAATGTGCACTTACCCTTATCTTTAGAAATTTGGACAAGGCTTCTCGCGTTCGACGCAGAAATCTCGTTTGCCAGATTCGGGTTCTGATCAGCAATCAGCTTTAATTTTTGCAGAACGAGCGTTGCCTGCGCCGCTGTTCCCGAACATACACAGCAAATTGTGCCGGGATATAGAACGCACATAACAGCGCAGCATAACGCAACAAGCCATGTCTTACCAGACCCTCTGGACTGAACAATTTTTACATCGCTTCCTCTTCCGAAAGCTCTGGCAATAACATGCTGATCCCTTGTTAGTTTAATAGGGGCAAAAATCTGCTCTATTGCAATATCGAGATGATCCCGCCAAAATAGAATCTGTTTTTCAGCAGACTCAAAATCGGTGATAACACCGCTCCTTGCGATCATGCTATCACCCCTCAAGTCCTATGGCTTCAGTAATATACCTGAATTCATTAATAGTCCGGTCAACATCGTCCGGCTCCCAATAAACCAATTTGTCGGCTAAAAAGCCGTGAGTTTCCAGATGTAAAGTTAACTCAGACCATGAACTTAAACCTTCCTTATCTCCCGGTTTACGTTTGCACGCCGCAAAGTTGCCGGTTTTCATCAAAAGGTCGTACTGAGCAATCGCGTCTTTAACATCCTGAAGAGAGCATCTTCCAGCCATATAGTCATTCTGTACTTTATCGACAAGTAAAGATGCCTTTGCCAGCTTTTTAGCATTATCCCTCAAAGAAGTGTCGGAAAGGTTAAAGTCCTGCTCAAGGCCCTGATAATAACCTTCAAGATATTCAATCTCTGCCGGTTTGAATTCGCCGTTAAAGAATTCGTTGTATACTTTCAGGTTTTTATCTTTTGCCTTTGCGGGATCAAACTCAATAATTTTCCCGCCTTCTTTGGCTTCATCATAATTATTGGTGTTAACATCCTGTGTATGATCTTCATACTTATAGTTCTGTGTTTTCTGCATCAACGAAGGCATGATCGGACATGCAATTGATTCCAACAGGATTTGACGCCTTTCTTCGTTGGATTTTTGAAACACGGTGGATTTTGCCGCCTGAATCTCAGCTTGTCTTAAAGCGTTCTCCCAGACGTTCTCTTTCCACTCCCGGTTATTTTCCCAGAAGTATCTTCGCATTTCATCTTTCGTTCGAATCTTCGCAAGGCATTGTTTGCACCATTTATCCTTTTTACCATTTTCAATCCAGTCCCTGTTTGAATAGAACTGTGCCAAAGGTTTGGTCTGGTTGCAATGCAAACACAGCCTTGTCTGAGCAGGTGGTTTACTCTTTCGGGGTTTTGATAATATATATGCCACCGCACTCACTCCGTATCATTCAGCACGTTTTCAATATCCTGATCCAGAAGCTTCTTTTCCGGTTTTGTCAGTTCAGATTCGTGAATCTCAATACATCCTTTTTCCAAAGCCATTGAAGCATTCTCAACTGACTTAAAGAACTTTTCATTCCGTACCTGATTATAGAATTCAGCTAAAGCAAGGAATAACTCAGGCGTCTTCCTGTACTTATAACGAATAATCGGATATTTAAAGTGTTTCTTAGCGTAAGTGTAGTTAATCCCCTTCTCTTCCAAGAACTTTACTTCACGTCTCCATTCTGTGGAATATTCTTTGTCAAAAGCGTTCTTTGGAATAACAGTTTTTTCATCCATATTTAATCACTCCAGTTAATCAAGTAGAGAGAATTGTCTCTCCCTTATGGTTGTTTTCGGATGACACGCTAGAAAAAGATTCGAATATGGATATTTTTCCCATAATGTTTTTTTGTATTGTTGTTGTTTTTTTATTCCCTATGGGAAAGAGTTTGAAAATGAGGGTACCTCGATCTGAGGTACCCCTTATTTTTCAATAACTTTTCAGCGTAAAAATACAGTTTGAAATAGAAACTGGAAATAGAAGTTAACTTTGATTTGGAATGGAACAGGATTAGGACTTTGCTTTGGAATGGAACATATATTGGATCTCTGGAATGTAGGAATATTTCTCAGCGTAAATTCCGCATTCTGCTCTCTGCCGCTCGCTCGCTTCGCTCGCTCGCTCAGTACCCGAGCATAAGGGCTGCACAGAAGCAAAGAGGTTCCGGGTGTCACAGGTGAAGCTGCACCCGCGGGTTGCTTGTGGACGAGAAGCACAAGCCGTGACGGACCACACGGGCTGCATAGCAATGGTCACAATCTGTTTGGAGGTGTTCCATGAAGTATCGTAAAGTGTTCGCCAAACCCGCTCTTACTCTGACCATCTGCGGAAAAGATGCGTATTTCGACGTCAAAGTTGACGTTGAATACGGCCGTTTCTCCGCTATGGACCGAGACTCCATGTGCGACGCATACAACATGTATGTAGAGGAAACCGGAAGGGTCTACATCACTGTTGTACCCACCGATCCCTTCCACAACTATTTTAACGACATGGAGAGCTACAGCGTGCGTCTCGGCGCGGAACTGGCTCGCGAAGTTATCGCCAACATTCGCGACGATGACGACGACGCCATGTGGTTTACTAAGGACCGGCTTAGCTATGCGGCTAAGCACGGCAAAGCCATGTAATCTAATTCGGCAAAAAAAAATAAAGGGTGCAGTTGCCGCTGCACCCAAGTTGAAAGGAGAAAGTATGACACACTCCCATCTACTAAATTATACCACCAACGATCCCGAGTTGCAACTAGCTCAGCGGGCGTTGAACTATGCAAAACAGCAAGGCGATGAGGAACTCTGCCAGATGGCTATTGAGTTCCTCGAAGCTTACGGGCCAGTCGCGAAGAAAGAAGTCACTCCGATTCACGAACTCAACAAACCCTCCTTCTGGAAGAGGGTAAGAAAGGGGATCGGAAGATGATTTACCTTGTCGCAGTAGTTGTCCTTCTGGTTATATTGATACCCGATGTAATAAAGTATTACATTGGATATTACAAGTAGGAAATACATAAGGTTCAGTAGAGCGCCCGCGCTGCGGACGCTCAATTGAGTCTTATGACTCAAATAAATTGGACTCCTGCTGGAACAGGAGCCCGGAAAGGAGACAACATGTACGGATACTGGACCACATACGGCTTCATGGGCCGGGTCGGTACTCGATGGATGCTGTTCGCCAGCGAAGTCGAGTATATCGACTATGTCTCCGAAGAGTAGTATATCAGCTCTTCAAGCGTTTCGCAACACGTTCGATTGCGAGCCCAGCCGTGGCAAGCGGCTTTCCAGTCTTTTGACTGTTGAAATAGATTGAGCCTCCTGTTCCCATGCAGGAGGCTCTGGCTCTCCTTGTTCCAATCAAACAGGAAGAACCGCTATGAAGACTATCAGAACTGAATCTGATCGTGATCAGTATATCATGAGAGCCTTCCTGTGGCAAGCAGGAATGCAGTCCGTTGATTGCCGGGATAAGCGATATGGACGTCAAGCATCGCTCGGAGCGTTCCCAGCTTCGTTATCGTATCCCATCAAAAACATCTAGGAGGAAATCAAAAATGAAGACTATTAACAAGCTAAATCTGTTCGAAAACAAGATTGAAGAAATTGCTATGTTCGATTCTCCGCTTACTCGGAAGTTCGATGCAATGGGCGTCGACACAGAACGCGCGATCATTAAGATTTGCGCTGAATGTCCTAAGGACGAAGCGGCTGAAGCGCTCATCAAGAATACGTTAGCGCACTATGTCGCTACGGGCTATATGCTGAATAGCATTGTGTATCGTCCGTTTATGGCTGGTGCGTCTGACGCTCGGAAGGCCACTTCCAGCTGGGTTAACGAAGATATTATTCCTGAGCTCGGAAAGTGGGCTATGTGCGGGCTGAAGACAAAGGACATGAAGCTCGCCATTAATAAGTATATGGCATACATCGGGCTTCTTAGTTCCGCGTCCAAGCCGTTTGTTGATGCGTTCGGAAAGAAGATCGACATCCGTCGTGTCGCGATTATTAAGGACGGCTCTGTCACAGTAAACTCCAAAGTCGATCTTGTTGAAATGGCCAGAGTCCAGCACAATATTGACCGTTCCATCGAGATCAATGCGTTTGATGGATTTGGCATCATTCGTAGTGATATCACGAATGGAGAGTCGGTCACTATTCGTGGCCCGTGGCTCAAAGCATTTGTTCAGGCGACAAACTGGAGCAATCTGTTTGGATTTGCTGTGAATAATAACAAGAAGTCTTTTGTTGACTTCTGGGGCAACGAAATTGCTCTCAAAGATGTTGATATGATCCTGACTGAGAGCTGCTTCAAGACGGCAAAGCTGTATGAAGATTGGAATCAGTATTGCACTGCGTTTGAAGAGCTTGGACATGAGATCTGTGTCTGTGTTCGTGAACACGCTCCGAAACTGAAGGGACTTCCGTATCAGCAGGGGCAGACCCTATTCGGAACAGAAGACGATGCCACCTCCTTTATGATGCACGCCAAGAAGAGCGTCTACAAGTATCACGATGCAAAGGGTGCAGCTAACCTTCTGTACGGAGCTCACAAGCAGGCTGTGAAGATGTATCCGGCGCTGTTCAACGAGTCGTATACAAAGAAGGCCGTTCAGGAGAAGTATACAACCAAGCGGAACGATATGCTTGGTGGGCGGATTCCGGAGCTGGGATACAATGCCTTCCTCGCTCCTGATCCGGTGGCGTTTGCTCAGCATCTCTTCGGTCTTCCGATCACCGGTTATCTCAAAGCCGGGGAATGCGCCTGCAAGGTTATCGAGAAAGGCATCACGGACATTACCCGTAATCCGCATTTCGATAACGCTCATGTCGTGCTGAACAATGTCAAGACTATGCCGCTGGCTGAAGGCCCAACTATGTTCATCAACATCTTCGACATGACGACAATCCGCCTTCGGGCGGACTATGACGGCGATCATGTCTGGTATAGTCAGGATAGCCATCTGCTGGAAGTTGTCAATCGGACGTATGAAGAGTTCAAAACTATCCCGATTGACTGGGACGTTGACAAGGCTCCGAAGAGCGATATCACAAAGTCTGCGATTGCAAATTTCATTGTCAATCTGATCCACGGATCTGAGATCGGACTTTACGCCGATGCGCTGACAAAGATGTGGGGCACCCAGTACAATCGTGACACCTGCGATTGGCTGACCTATGCTGGCAACGTTCTGATCGACGCCGCGAAGCATGCGTCCGTAAAGATCAAGAAGCCGGAAGACGTAAAAGCGCTGAACCAGATCAGCCTTCCGTTGTTCGCAATGTACGCAAAGGCGGATAGCGAACGTCCGGTTGGCGACTATTGGCTGAAAGAGCGTGTAACTCCTTCTGGCATGATCCTGCCCGCACGTTGTGCGTATTCCGGTTCTTTCTTGGATATGTACTCTAAGAAGGTATCTGAGAATATTGACGAAGTCCTGACCATCGAAGGGCTGGAGAACGAAGTGTTCGATCCGTCTATCATGATGATTGATGCGCATCGGAGAATCGGAAACTTCTCTGGATTGTCCAAGAAAGGAACGTATAACCCGGAAACTGAGAAGTTTGAAGATTGCGGCTTGTTCCAAGAGATCGCCTTCCGGCATTCTACTGAGTGGAACAAGCTCATTGGTGATACGTCTTTCTTCCAGAGCCGTCGTGAATGGGAACAGGAGACTGGTCGTGCTGCTCGTAAAGAGATCATCGACTGGGCTCGTGCTCAGTATCCCGAAATTGAAGTCAGTGATGAGCGGCTGGACAACGCTTGCTACGACATCATCGTTCGCAACATCTTCAACACAAAGATGAGCGACGGCATGGATACCGTCATCAAACAGGCATTCTGGCGGATCTATGGCGATAAGTGCGTGAAAGTCCTGAAAGACAATCTCAGCACTTCAATTCCGAACTTCGACGATGAGGAGTTCGAAGATCTGTTTGACGAAGACTGAAGATTCATACACGGGAGCCTTTCGGGGCTCTCGTAATGAGTCCTCAGCGGACTCTCTCTTTTGACCCGGTCCCCTAATTTACCGGTCCCATATTTTCGGGGCCAGCCCTTTTCGGACGGGTACCTTTTTTGGGGCGGGCTAATTTCTTGGTACTTACTAAGTAACTTAACTGTACAAACGGCTAAAGCCTTCTAATGCTGTGAAAGATTCTGCATCTTTCATACTACATTTAGGAGGTACTACCCATGTGCATGATCAAGGAAATCAATCTCAAAATTGCGGAACTGTATCAGGAACTGAACCGGCTGGAAAAGGCTGGGTACTCTCCTGAGAATCTGAAGCGTGTTCGGAACATCCAGAAGCAGGCAAACGACCTTGCGATGGCTCGAAGAATGCGCCAGAGACAGCTCGGGCTCCGCGAAACGGCTTAACCTGTATATACTGTTCAGTGCCTCGGCTGCTGCTTTGCGCCGGCCGGGACATTGCCTTGTATACACAGGGACTCTCGGCTAAGTAATTGGCAATATTCACTTAGCCCAGACATGTCCTACAAACAGCATCGTGTTTCGGATTGTTGCCAGCATGAACTGACACGACCTGCTTGGGCCGCTGGGGATTAAGGGTCCCCGGCGGTTTGCTGTTGATAAAACGACTATTCCTGCCTTAACGGGCTTTCTTCATGGGAACTCCTCCTTTCAGGGACTGGCGTGGGAAACCAGTCCCACCTCCTTTGTTTTCACAGAGCAGATTATCTGCTCTTTTATTTTTTCTTCCGGGGGGATATTTTTCCCTCCGGTTCCGCAATCCTCAACCAACGGCGCAAGCGCCTGTTAATAAAGATGAATGGTTTAACCTCAATTTTGAAAGGAGAATAATTATGTATCGTGTTTCTATTTATACCGACGGGGCTTGCTCCGGCAATCCCGGAATCGGTGGTTATGGTGCTATCCTCTCTTGCAACGGTAAAGAACGGATCGTTCGCGGTTATGAAAAGATGTCCACAAACAATCGTATGGAACTCAAGGCTGTGGTCGAATCCATTAAGGTTTTGAAGGCTCCTTGCGAAATTGAACTGTTTACCGACTCCCAGTATATCCTGAATTGCACTGCGCACGATCGCAAGTGGCTGACGGCTGAGAATCGTCCAAACAAGGATCTGTGGGTTGAACTGATCGAGGCTGGACTGAAAGGTCAGCATAAGATCAGGTTCGTGAAGGTTCAGGGACACAGTGGCATTGTGCTCAATGAGCGCTGTGACAAGATCGCTAAAGAACAGGTCGTGAAATGCCGCCATGAAGCGTATTGATCTTGCGTGCTACATGGTGTCTTTTGCCGCGGCCTTAGTTGTTGCAATCATGCTTTTTCAGGGAGGTTAAGTATGTCTGATTTTGAGTATACGATTACTCCAAACGGAATCCGTGGTGTTCTTCCCTCTGGTGAAATCGATTATTTTTCTTCGGTTGATTCTTATCGTCATGCTTATGAGTTCGAAGAGAATGACATCATTGATGGTCTCGCAGAACTGTATGAGGATAACGTAATTGATTTTCCGGAGGACTGGGCAGTATGAACATTCTGGATAACGTCATTATTTTGCTTTTGATTGTCAGTGCCTTCTTTGCTGGAAAAAGAATTGCTGACAATTACAGCCGGGAACGCATCTCTGAACTGGAATTCCAGCTTCGCTTAAACGCGGCTGAAAAAGGAGTGGGATATGTCGCTCCTCCCAGAAAACGCGTTCCTATCGGCCAACCTTTCATGGATCGGCTTAAGGAAAACGGGCGTGCAGTCCAACAAATCTCTCCTTCAAAGGCCGATTAACAAGACGGCGCAAGCGCCTTCTAATGCTGTGAAAGGATAACCCATCATCCTTCATAATTTGTGGCGTCCGATACCCACATTAAATACCGCCGTCGGATAGCCTGTCTCGGGCGATAATTGAGAAGCCGCATACGGGTTGAACAGTATGACTCCTGACAACAGAAATTAATTTATAACAGAAATTATTGGAGGTATCACAATGAATCGTACTTTTATTATTGGTCATGTTACTAAGGACGCTGAAACCCGCACTGCCAATGTTGCTGGCGTTCCTACCCTTGTGACCGATTTCACCGTCGCCGCTAATGAAGGTTATGGCGACAACCAGAAGACCGCTTATTATCGCATCTCTATCTGGCGGGAGCGTGGAGCGAAGATGGCTCCGCATCTCATGAAGGGCCGTGCTGTGGCGGTTACCGGTGTGACTTCCGCCCGTGCGTGGAAGGACAACGACGGCAACGCCCGCGCCCAGCTGGAAATGAGCAACCCGACCGTTGAGTTCATTGGCAAGAAGCCCAGCGAACCCGACGATCTGCCGTTCGTCCCGAACGAAGAGGTGCCCGCTTGATCACTCGGTAAGTTTAAGGAGTCTGACTTGATGGGAGTCAGGCTCCTATTTTTTGTTCTATGAGGGGCATATTTTTCTATGGCCCATATTGTTTCGGTACCTAACTATGAAGCCATCCGAAAATCAGTATAAAGGAGAGAGACTTTTCAAAAGGAGGCTTTTTATGGAGACGTGCTTAAACTACTGTTTTGAACGGAACCGCAATGATTACATTGCCTATTTTTCTTCCGACGAGCAACGCTGGATCAACAGGATACGCAAACTGCAGAAGCAGCATCCGGGCGAGATTACTATTTTAGCGGAGCCTGGAGAAAACGACGGATGCATTTACTGCTCGATTCCCCAAAGCTGGTTCAAGATTCAGCCACCGATCAAACGGGAACTCTCAGAGGATGAGCTCAACGCTATCAAAGAACGCCTTAAGAACGCACGCAATAAATAAGCGTGTTCCAAACGACGGTACAGACCATTGTCAAAAGGGGTAAATACCGCGTCTGGACATTCAGGCAGGTATTTATTCATTTGAAGCTTATCGTGGCTAATTTGCTTTTTCATTCCCATCTCATACGTAAGGAGGAGATTTCTATGGCCGACACAAGAATTGAAATTCTGGATAACGATCCCATGGGACATATTTACACAACAGATGTCGAGCTTGCCGCTGACTGGGTACAGTATTTAACAGAGAACCCTGATGAAGGGTCTTACGAGTTTGCAGACGGACAGACTGTCATCCACGCTCTAAAGGAGCGTATTGATTACCTGCCGGAGAATGAATAATGAGCCTGATGATTACTTTCAGCCAGTGGATGTATGACGAGAAACATCCATACCTCAAATGCAAAAGATGTAAATCTGAATTTTACATCAAGTTCAACAGTGACTATTCCAAGACAGTGTGTTATTGCCCGGTGTGCGGGCAACCAGCACAACCCCGCCGTAAGAACAAGGCCGCTGAAGATAATTAAGTATATATACTTATATTATTTATATTATATATAATTAGTCTTTAGTGAATGTGATTATATTATACCTTTTATATTAAACTCACTCTTTCCTAGAGAATACTACCAAAAGTATTCTCTAAAGGAAAGAGTGGTAGTATTAAATTTTATTCTTTGCGTTAGAATAACTAATAAGAACAGCAAAGGATAAAATTTAATACACCGTTAGGTAATAATGATTATATTGATCTTTATATTGTTATATTAATTATATATAAAAGAAAGGAAAATAATAATGGACTATATTCTTCCTCAGAACTATAAACGCATATTATCCATGACGGCACATTCACTGTGCGCCGACAAATCCTGTGACGAGTGCCATGACTTGTTCCAAATGAAGTGCTGTCCTGAAGATATGTGTCCTAGAGCCGAAAGAAACAGTTTTACAGAAAAACTATTAAACATTATCTATGAACGATACGGCAACCCTGAGCAGATTACTGCCGCCAAAGATAATAAAGATATTCCTGATGATGAAATAATAGATATACTTATGAATGTACTTTAATCTTATCTATATATATTATATATATTAATATAATAGAAGAAATAATTTCTTTTATAGAAATAATAATAGAATTAGAGTAATTATTCTTATAAGAATTAATTCTATTATTGCTATAAAGTACTGTAGTAATATTGTTTATAATTGTTAGTATGTTTATATTGTTACTATAGAACTGTAGTAATATGATTAGTATAGAGAATTATTATTGGTATTAAATAGTTGCTGTATATAGAATATAGAACTGAATAATTCTATTATTCTATATTACTCTATCCTATTCTATTTTACCATATTCTATTATTCTAATCTATTCATCTATTCTAATTTATCCTATTCTATTATCCTATTCTACTATTCTATTATTCTATTTTACCCTATTCTAATACTATTTTATTATTCTATTCTATTTTGTTAAACTAACTTTACATATTATAATGAGTATAAAAAGCTAATTCATATATTACTTGTATTTTTTTATTTTATATTCATGTCTTTATATTATTAGATACTAAAGATAAATAAAATTAATATAAAAGTTTAGCCCCCGGGAAAGGCTTTATGAAATATCCGCACGGTGTACTTTTTGAGGGCTAGGTTTAGTATGGCGGTGAATGAATTATGGTAGATGAATTCCTTAACGGAAAATTATGGATTCAGATTAACCGGGAAGATTTTTTAAAATGTTTCTATCTTCAAAAGATGCTGCCGGATGCAGAGTTTACATCTGGAGACAGTCTTTGTGGTGAATATGCAAGAAATTTGTTGTTGGTTAGAGAAACAACTATTTTTCTCGGGTGTGTAAATGCCCGAACTGCCCAATGTGTATTTTCCAAGTTTTGGGATGACAATTTTAAAAACAAATATTATCTTGTCTCTATTGATGATTTTATTGGAAATCATGCTAATACGTCTGAAATTGAAGATGATGAATATTTAAGTGTTTTAGCATAAAAAATCAGCCGTCGGAGTGGATAAGTTCCGGCAGCTGGTGGTGTGGTTCATAAGTATTATAACCGCCCGTGACTGAAAAATCAAGTATTGGAGGGTAACATGACAATTGTATTGGAAACTCAGGAAGGAACTGAGTTTATTATTAAATTATCAGGCCCGAATAAGTCTGAAATTGAGAAGATCAGCGAGCCGGATGAAAAAGGACAGACTTCTGCCCGTGAAGTGTGGGCCGACAGGAAATTGAATGAGCTGAAAAAGAGTTTATTGAGGATGAATTATACGGTGATTTATAAATAAGGAGGTTCATATGATTATTCTTGAAATAGATATTGATATGCCTCCGAGATGTATGAGATGTCCTTTTTGCATTGACTTTAAATGGTGCGCAGCGACTGAAAACGCAAAAGAAGTAACTATTGCTGGTTATGAGCGACGGGAAGATTGGTGCCCGTTGAAAGAGGTAAAAGAGAATGATTAGACTTGGCGACATTGTCAGAATCAAAGAATGTGATTACAAACACGATCATCCGGAAGTGACTGAATATTGGGCTGGAAGCATCTGTGTGGTATCGCTGGCCTATTATACTTTTTATAAGCTTGAATTTATTGAAGAAGTTGCCAATTTTCCTCAGCGACCGAAAAATGTAGACAATATTTCCAAGTACGTATGGAAAGAAGACGAATTGGAACTTTTATTCAATGCTTGATTCTGATGATATAATTCAAATATTGGAGAACTGATATGATAAATGTATGCGCTCATTATAATGGTTCGGTTATTTTGCTTGCGGAGTTTGAAAACGAAGAAGAGGCTAAGATCTTTATGTCCCACGATTGCTGGTTAAGCAGATATGGGGATTAGGCTGAAATTGTTTATACGGATGAAATGTTTATTTGTGATGAAATTCCGGTCAGTGAACCCGTGACTGAAATTGAAAATATGTATGATCTTCCGTTCTGAGGTGGCTATGTTTCAAAAAGGTGATACAGTTAAAGTAAAAGAAGATGCCTGTGAAATCGAAACAAGTCTATATTGGCATAAAGACATGAATAAGTTTCTCGGCAATAAATACACGATTCGGAAAATATATAATTCTGGAATAACACTTGAAGAATGTCTGGAATCCGGAAAAAGCGTCAACGCAATTGATGAAAGTGAATACTGGTTGTTTCATCCCAGCTGGCTGGAAAAATCAGAGATCGCGATTGATATTTCCGAAGACGAATATATGAATATATTTCTATAAAAAACCAAAAAATAAATGTTATACAGTTTATGCTGAACACATCGTAAGACAGGAGAATGAATATGTTTGTAATGACAGAAACTGAACTCAACAGAATTAAAAACAACTATCCTCGTGGAACAAGAATTGAATTGATTTTTATGGACGATCAGTATTCAAATTTGACCACTGGCGATAAGGGAACGGTTGATTATGTAGACGATGCCGGTCAGATCCATATGAAATGGGATAACGGCTCATCTCTTGCTTTAATCCTCGGAGAAGATATGTTTAAAAAGATTTAAAAAGGAGTAAAAGAAAATGGCTAAGAAAATCGTAAAAGAAAACAATGAGGAACTGAAATTTAACGAGATCACTGAAGGTGAACTGAAGCAAGCTGAGAATAAGAAGCGTGAAGTGGAACATATCGTAATTAAGAAGTTCCCTACCCGCAAGGCTCGTATTACGCTGGTTGGCGACAGTCCTCTTCTTGTCCATGCTTGGTCTGAAAAGGCAAAGCGCCAGATGCTGGAAGCTCAGCAGGACCCCGATCCGAAGAGGGGTAAGGGTAAGACCAAGAAGCATGATATTCGTGAACCGTTTGCTGACTTTGTTAATGCGGCTTATTGGATTACTGAAAAGCCTGATGTAGATGGTAAGCCTGATGCTGAACAGGTAAAACTGTTTGAAGAGGCATGGAAGAATGGTGCAAAGTTCGGATTTCCGGTCATCGCGTTCAAGAAAGCCGCTGTTACCGCAGTATGGTCTGCTGGTCTGATCTCATCTTCTCCGTTTATGAAGCGGCTTTTCCATGTTCATGCAGTAAATGGAACACATGTAGGCTCCGGTCAGGAACTGGCAATCATTAAAACGGATGAGCCGCCGGAATTCTGTGAAGATATGGTAAAGGTCGGGCCGTCTAAGGTAGCTGATCTTCGTTATCGTCCTGCGTTCAGAAATTGGTCTACGGAACTCGAAGTTGAAATTCTGGAGACTGGCACATTCTCTCTGGAAGACATTATCAATGCGTTCGAAATGGGCGGATTTATGAACGGTGTCGGCGAATGGCGGATTGAAAAAGATGGAGAATTCGGTTGTTTCCATGTTGGAGAAGTAGTTGATCTTGGGAGGGGTTAAATGTCTGCTTACAGTTACTCATATGGCAAATTTGATGCTGTATTTAAAAATCCGGCAGAAGTTGCTGGACCTGTTTGTTTAAAGCTCCGGGAGAGTGAAGTCGGATTGACTCCTGAATCTCTTCTGGACGCAAGCCGGGACGAGAACGCTCCGCTGCACAACGAGTTTGAATGGGATGATACGGTTGCTGCTGAAAAATTCAGAAAAGAACAGGCAAGGTGTATTATTCGCCATCTGGTAATTCAACGTATTGATGCAACAGAGGAAGGTTACCCAAAAGAAAGAGCGTTTATTTATACCGGTGAAAAAGCTTCAGGCTACGTACCAATGAAAGATGCTTTGTCCAATGATACTTGGAGGACTAATCTTTTAAAAGCGGCAAAACGTGACATGAACTATTTTGTTGCTAAATATCATCGACTGGAAGAATTAACTAAGGTAATTGATGATATGCGCGAAATTCTGGGCGAGGACGAAGCCTCATAATTCGTCTCGGAATAGGTGAAAGGCCTGAGCATGGATGAGTTTCGCAGTCAAGTCTTGTTATATTTTGTCAGTGTGTGTTACGCACAGGTGCTGCAGTTTAGTTATAGTGTGTTAGTACAGGTTTAGTTGGGTTACGGCAGTAATGGTAGTGTCCGTATGGGTTCGGTCCGTTGCGCACCGTTTTGGCAGTCTAGGTAGTGTAGTGCGTGGAGTGTAAGGGTTTGTTTCGGCAGTCTTGGATTGTATTGTTAATGATCGGGATGTCGAGGCACGACGAGGCAGTCATGGTGTTGACCGGTGAGTTCCGTATTGGAGCGTACTGTTTTGGCAGCTATGGTTTTATAAGTCAAGTCAAGCTTTGCGGTGGCAGTCTAGTTTAGTAGTTGCAAGTAACGTTTAGGATTTGTTTGTTCGGGCAGTCTAGTTGTGTAGTGCATTGATAGTGTTTGTTCCGGTCAGGCAGGACATCGCGCCGGGGAGACGCGATTAATAAATATCTCCCCTTTCTTTGGTGGTATTATATAATACGTTTTCGTAATAATGAATTTCTATACGAAAAAAAGAAAGATGAGAATAAAATGCATGGACATACGCCATCCTTCAAACTTGTTGCGTACAAACGGCGCAAGCGCCTTCTAATGCCATGATATTTTGCATCTCCGAACTCCGGTATTTTTCAAACTACTTACTGTTTTTGTTTGAACTCAAATAACAGATTTTCAATTTTAAAACAATACCATTCGTTAAAAAACGATTGTGTATTGAAAATATAAATGCGTGCTATAGCATAAATATTCAGCAAAAACTCATAGAATACACAATATATAGTAAAAGAAAGAAATGAGGTAAAAGAAAGTGTTTAAAACAGTGGTTATTGGCAATCTTACGGCTGATCCGGTAAATAAAAATGTTGAATGGACAAATAAGGAAACCGGAGAGATCCATAAGACAAATGTATGCGCGTTTACGGTTGCCGCAAATGAAGGGTATGGAGAATATAAGCAGACTCAGTTCTTTACTGTGAATGCTTGGCGTGGACTAGGTGACATTTGTTCAAAATATCTTGCTAAGGGACGTCAGGTTTATGTTGAAGGCCCGATTTCTCAAAATAATTATGTAGATAAGAATAATAATCTTCGGTCCGCTCTTGAAATTCGTGCTAACGTTGTTGAATTTCTAAACGATGGAAAACGAATTAAGGCAACTCCTGAAGGTGAAATTGAAGAGCCTGCTGAGATCGAAGACGAAATGCTTTATTGACAATTACTAATTTACCGATAGAGGACTGGTTTGATGGGAGCCAGTCCTCCCCTTTTTTGGAGGATAAAAATGAAATTTAGAATTCAGAGCACAGGTGAAGTGTTCGACGATTATGAAGATGCTATCGATTATTGTATTGTTGAAGATTATCACGAAGATGATTCTTATTTTGAAGAATGGGTGAATAATCAGTACGAAAGCGCTTATATTTGCGGTGTGACTTATCATCCTTATGATATTCTTGAAATGGCAGATGACGGAAATATGCGTGATGTTCGTTATGAGTTTATGGAGTGTCTTAACGAGGAAGATCGTGAAAATGCTCGTTGTGAGCTGCGTCGAGCTGACATTGGCGACGAAATAGAAGTTCACTATGAAACTATTGAAGTTATTGAAGACGATGAAGTTGAAGATGAAGAGCAGAAATATAGTGAAGAAAGTATTGAATTGACACGAAACTTTATCGCCGAGCAAAAGCTTTTGAATGAACAAAAGAACGATATTGAATCTAAAGAAGATGAAGATTTCATGAAATTCTTTCAAGTAATTTAGTTAGGTACCATATTTTGAAGCCATCCGAAAAAGACCATAAAGGAAAGAGACCGATTAAAGCGATCACTGACATGACCAAGAAACAGCGGTGAGAAAACTGACGAATTAAGACAATAGAGCGCTGCTTTCTTGGTTTTGCGCCCACGTATCCCAGAGGAAGAGGAAGATGACTTAAAATCATCAAAGGGCTGGTTCGAATCCAGTCGTGGGCACCAGCGCCGAAAGGCATAACGCATGATAAATTCTCTAAAAGAACATGTTCCCGCTGACAGATCGGGTAAAGTCTGTCAATTATGGGGCTATAACTCAGTTGGTAGAGTACCTCCCTTGCAAGAAGGAAGTCGCCTGTTCGAGTCAGGTTAGCTCCACCAGCCGTCGATCTTAAGGGATTTCGTTCGACGGCATTCAGTTGGCACACAGTCGTTGATCTTCGGCAGCGGCTGTGTGTTTTTACGGGACGTTATGTCTACGATAGACAGTCTGCTTCCAGAAAAAACAGGTTTGACTCCTGCACGTCCCTGAGATAAAACTCATTAAAATCACCTCCTAATGGCGTTCCGGAAAGACGGAATGGCAGTCCGGAAAGACGGACATTTACTGTTTTAACTTGGCGCCGGTATAACATAAAGGTAGTGTACTAGATTTGTAATCTTGTAGTCCCAGTTCGATTCTGGGTACCGGCTCGACGGAAGGTGTAAAGGACAGACGAGTTTGAATTAAGTTTGCCAAAGCCTTCCTTTCTTTGCTCCAGAATAAGCCGAAATATAATCTAACAAGACGGCTTATCTTAATATATTTTTATTTTGGGCAGTGGCGAAGAAGGTCCAACGCTCGGGACTTTGACTCCCGCATTCGTAAGTTCAAATCTTACCTGCCCAGCCATTAGCATTATAAGGGTTCTCGTGCGGTGTGAGAACTTAATGTTGTCCGCTGTTGATGCTGTGCACGGCTAAATACAGAACCAATCCTTATAATGCTATACCAAATACATATTGACCAAATAATCGGGACGTTTACGGTCGGCGAAAGCCAAAAGGATGACGTTTCTAACAAGCCCGCCCGGTGGCGCAATATGTATATTAACAGCCTGATCAGCGCTTCGAAGTTACGACACGTCGTTAACACAACTCTTCGCGTATGACTGATCATCATTTATAAGACGAAGAGATTGTATTACTCGTATCAAGTTCGGTTCGTAGAAGCAAAATGTATTTATGTGGTTTGCATAATACGTAAGAGTACGAATGAAGACTCTTGTAACGGTCGCTTCATTCGATTTCCATAAAAGAAATATATTGAAAAAGGAGAACAAAATTATGGTAAAGGTGTATGTGACTTCTTCTGCTGGTCGTAAGAGCGATAATTTTGCGGAACATCAGACCCCTCGTGAAATTCTGGATTATTTCGGTATTGATTATTCTGTTGCTACAAACTCTATTGATGGTGTCCGTCTTGGTATTGGTGACATGGATAAGTCCCTGAAGGATCTCGGCGTCGGAGAAGAATGCCGTATTTCGTCTATCGTGAAGATCGATAACGCGGCTCATGTTGACGTGACCGGAGCATCCGCTGTTGTTGTTTCTGATATTGATCTGGAAGATTGGAAGCGTGTAGAGAAGTATGCTCCTGAAGCGCTGAAGATTTTCGACGAAGAAACCAAAGAAACGCTGTTTAAGGTAATGACTGGTCCGATGGCTGGGTCGATCAATAAGAACGGCGTTGTGTTTGGTGCTCATACCAATGGAACAAAGGCAACTGTTACAATCCTTATTAAGGATAATGTCGAAAATAAGATTGAAGCGCTTAAAGACACGATTGGCTCTGCGCTTCTGGATCTGAATGAGATCGAAAAGGAAATTCCCGTTGTGATTGCGGATATTAAGGAAAAAGAAGCGGAGATCGAAAAGCTGATCGTGGCTAAGTAATCTCCGAAAAGAAATTATTAAAGGGGCTGGTGAAATATCCAGCCCCTTTTGTAAAGGAGATTAAATATGTTTAGAGATTATATAATAAATCCCATTGATCCCATCCCTGTTGAATATGTCGCAACTCTGAAAAGGCTGGAGTTTGAAAAAGATTATTCCCTAACCTGCCTTGGAATTGCAATGTTAAAATCCAGAATGGAAAATTATTCCGGAATATCTGGAAAATATTCTTCTTATGACAAGCTAAGTTCGTCTTTGCTGGATTTTGAACGAAATATTCAAAGTAAGTGTGAAGAACCCAGTCTGTTCTATTATATCTATTCGATTTCCGAAGAGGACAAAGATTTTATCAAAGAGAAATTTGAGCCGTATGGCTTTGAAATTAAGGATAGCATTGGACTTCTGCTAAAACAGAAATGTGAAGTTGAATGTACGGCTGTTTATCATAAAGAAAAGAATATCGCGGCTATCTTTATTAGGTCGCAGGATATTCGTTATTATCATATGTTAATTGGATTTATTTCGGTTCTGTTTCCTTCCCTGTTTAAAAACAGTCCATTGAAGCCGGAAGAATATGAACTGATTAAATCCATGAATCGTCAGGACAAAACTTCGTTTATTCAGGCGATTCAGAATTGTGTAAAGCCTTATGCTTTTGAATTTAAACATCTGATGCTTGCCACGCTTCTGCGAAATATGCACGAAACAAGAATTAATAACGCGAAGCGTGAAGTGGATAATCAGCGTGAAAGTGTAAAAATGTATGAGCGCCAGTATACCGACGCAATTGCGAGTCTTAAAGAAATGATCCGCAACTATGAAGGTATGAAAGCAACGGAACAAATGGATAAGCCGGAGGAAGAACTGGTTGATTATCTGGCAACCAACCCGCATATTCACAATATGTTAATTCGAAACGGGAAATTGTCATTCTCCGTATCTACTTTGCTAAACAATTATAACGAAAACGCATGGAAAACATTCTCAGACCGCGGTGGAATCTATGACGGAAAATATCGCACAATTCTTCTTGACGTGTTTACAAACGAAAAGAATCGTCGTATTTTTCTGGATCAGATTTTCTCAGATGATCCTGAGTTTACTGTAAAGATTGCTGGTAATTATACGCTGGATTTGCAATCCTGCCATATTGCTACTCGAAGTGACTATAACTATGAAACAGCTGACCCAATGTATAAATCATATCTTCCGAATCCGCATCTGAAACTCTTTTCTTGTCTCGGCGGATATGAACGTCGGGTGATTGAACAACTCTACAACAGAAATTATATTGGTGCAATCGAATTGTGTATTGCTTCTGCAGGATCTGTCGATTTGGATGAAACTGATCAGACATTCAGGCCTTTCCTTGGATGGATCATGAGCAGCCGAGAAAAGATTCTTCGCCGTAAAGACGGTGTGGAAATGACTCCTGAAGAAGCGTTGATCTATTTGATTGACAAGGAGAAAGAAAATGAAACCGATCAGACTGACAACTGAAAACAGAAACGCGCTTTTTAAGAATTTCTTTGAGAAATTCAAAAAAGAACTGGATGATTTCTCTTTTAACTTGAATGATACAAGTATTACTGTATCGACAAAGATTGGAGAGCCGGCAAAAGAGAAGATTACAGTTTTATATTCCCAGCAAGCTTATATTCGTATGATGGCTCTTGTAGATCATTATAATACGGAAGTCGGTTGGTATGGCCTCGTGAATAAAGTGGATGATAAAACATATTTTGTCTACGATGTAAAAGTTTGTAAACAATATGTTACAGGCGGCAAAGTTGATACGGAAGATGCAGACATGGTTGAGTTTTTCGATAGTTTAACAGATGAAGAAGCGAATGCTATGCACTTTCAGGCACATTCCCACGTAAAGATGGATACGACCGCTTCAGGAACGGATCTTCAAAATCAGGCGGACATCGTTAAAAGTATGGGAAATTCCGGTTTCTATATTTTCCAGATTTGGAATAAATCCAACGATATCAACACTTATATCTATGATATTGACAATAATGTGTTTTATGATCGTAAAGATGTCATTCTGGATATTGTAGATGAAGCCGGGACGGTTTCTGATTTTATTGCCTCAACCAAGACGCTGGTAACAGAAAAAAAGTATTATCCCTATTACACGAAATCTGATGTGAAGGTTTTCGGAACGGGGAAAAAGAAAGATTACGAACCTTTTTATCTGCCGGGATACTATAACAATTATGGAGGAGATTGGTAATGAACTTAGCAAAAAGTTTTGAGTTTTTTGATCCTGAAAAGTGCACTGATCGAATCCATATTATTGGTTGTGGTTCAGTCGGATCGACCGTTGCTGAACTTCTGGCAAGGTTTGGGTTAAAGAACGTTAGTCTATATGATTTTGATGTAGTAGAAGAACATAATCTTGCAAACCAGATGTTTACAACGAAAAATCTATATAAGCCAAAATTGGAAGGCGTTTATGATCGGTGGATTGAAATCAATCCTGAAGCCTCGAAAACAATCAAATTGTTTGGTGATGGATGGGATGGTCAAAAACTTTCTGGTTATGTTTTCCTATGTGTAGATAACATCGATCTTCGCCGAAGAATCGTAGAAGAAAATAAGTATAATTTGAATATCAAGGCAATGTTTGATTTCAGAACAGCTTTGATTGAAGCCCAGCACTACGCAGCCGATTGGTCAAAATCGGAACACATTCAGTTCTTACTTGATCAAATGGATTTTTCGCATGAAGAAGCTGAAAAGAATGTTCCTGTAAGCGCCTGTAAGGTTTCGCTTTGCGTTATGCCAACAGTATGGTCGGTGGCAATGGCTGGCGTTATTAACTTCGTGAATTTTGTGAAGGAAGACAAAATTGAACAGGCAATGATTTTAAAACCTTTCGATTTTGAAACTCTGTTATTGTAATACGTAAAGAAATTCAATGTTTATCATTGGACTGTTTATGTTATAAATAGTAACACTTTGCTCGGAAATAGAGCTCCTGGAGGACGACGGCCGCGGGCGCCGAATTGCTTCCAATCAGTTCAGTCAGGATCAGGAAATACAACTCGAAGAATAATTCAATAACTAAATTACTGAAAATTGTGATCATATTAAGAAAATAATATAAAACAATAGAAATCAAAAAGATCCAGACACAGCTCTTCCTGAACCGGCAAACCGGGAGTAACTCTTATTTAGTTTACGTAATACGAAAGAAGAATATACATGACATATATAACAGTAAAGCAACATAGAAAACCGCGGCAGTTAACTTGGGAAGATGTAATCGCGGATGATATTATTTTAAACGATTTTACAATGGATAATTCCAATGCAACTGCCACGATCACAAAGAAATATGATATAGTTAACGAATCAGTTCTTAGTCGCATAGACGTAAACGGAATGATTCGCTGGTTAAAACAATTCAACAGGGAAAACGAATCGTTATTTGAAGCAAATAGAAACAGTCTTTACTATAGTTTTAAGATTCCGAAATCGACAGGCGGATTCAGGCAAATTGATGCCCCATGCGACGAGTTGCAAAATCAGCTGCAACGATTATCCAGTTTTATTACAGATACTTGTGGTGTGCTGTATCATACTTCTGCTTTTGCATATATTAAAGGGCGGAGTATTGTTGATTGTCTGAAAAAGCATCAGAAAAATGAATCAAATTGGTTCTTGAAAATGGATTTCAGTGGGTTCTTCCCTTCTACCACTTTGGATTTCGCAATGCGGATGCTTTCGCTTGTATTTCCGCTTTCTGAGGTATGCAAAGTTCAGGAAGGGAAAAAGGAACTGGAAAAAGCATTATCGCTTGGATTTAAAGATGGAGGTCTTCCGCAAGGAACCTGTCTGTCACCTATTCTGACGAATTGTTTAATGATTCCGATTGACCATGCGCTATTTAACGCTTTGGCGCACCGGAAAATTGTTTATACTCGTTATGCAGACGACTTGCACATTTCAGCACAGGAATTGTTTCCATATAGAGAAGTAATTAAGCTTGTAGAAGACACATTAAAAGAATTTAACGCTCCATTTATGATCAAGCCGGAAAAAACACACTTTGGAAAAAAAGCCGGACGGTCTGCAAATTGGTGTCTTGGCCTTCTCTTAAATAAAGATAATGATATAACGGTGTCCGCAAAGAAAAAGAATTATTTTAAAGCGGCGCTTTGTTCGTTTATTCTTGATACAAAAAACAAGAAATATTGGAGTGTCGGAGACGTTCAGCATCTGCGAGGATTAATGTCTTACTATTTGATG